TTAATGCATCTAATAAGTGATTGTGTGCGTCTATTGGTATGTTTGTCAGACCACCATTGCCATCGTCTATCCATTCGTAAGAGTATAATTCCTCAATCAAGTTTGTATTTGCTTTCGGTATTACCAAATTAAATTGCTTGACTAAATCTATTCCCCATTGTATGCTATCCTTTCCTTTTTTAACACCTCTTGCTAATGGAAATCCACCTCTCTTTATTTCCTCTATCAGTCTTGGTTCTGCACTATCCACTACTATTATATCTCTTTCACTAACATTACCTTTTAACATTTGTAATATATCAGCAGTAATTAAACCCTTTTGGTATATGTGTTCATTTACTATTAAACTATTTCCTGCTTTCCATATACTAACTAATGCAGTCGGGTCACTTACATATCCTATATCCATGGCAAAACAAATAAAGTCTGCTGTGTCCATATCATATTCGTCAACAATATCAAACTCGTATATTTGTTTTTCGTTCACTGCAAACATACCTAAGCCATATGTCATCCAAAATCTAGGATTGGTTTCTCTGTATTTTTCTATGAATTTTACCTGCTCTTTTGGTAGGTAAGGGTTATCTTTGTAAGTTGTAATATAGGTCGCACAATCGTCTCCTGATTGCACCTGGCTTATAATCCAATGCTTGGGACTGAAACTGGGATTGAAAGATAATATTATATTGCCTGTTGTTCTAATTGCTAGTTGCAAGTATTGGTCGTATGACAATTCATTTGCTTCGTCCATCCATAAAATGCTTCTGCGTAATCCTTTTAACTTTTCCGGGTTGTCTGTTGAGAAAAACTCTATCTTGCTTCCGTTCTCGAATGTATATATCTTTTCAGTTGCCATCCATCTATCCTCATTCCATAAGTTCATGTTCCCCATAATCTCCTTAAAGTCTCTTAATGCAGAGGTTCTTAGTGCAGGAAATGTCTTTCTAACTACTGATATAAGTTCAGTAGCCTTTAATGCTCTAACTATAAGGTATTGTAGTAATGCAAATGACTTTCCACTTCTTGCAGACCCTTGGTGTAGTTGTATTTTTTTATCATTATCCCAAGCGTTTTGAAATGTTATTGTAGTTTGTATATCTACACTAGTATTCATTTTCCTCCTCTGTATTTTTATTTATAGTCACATTTACATTTCGTATTTGTCCACTATGTTCTATCTCTTGTCTTTCAATATATCCTCTTGCTTTAGCTTTTGCCTTTAAGAAAAAGATAGTGGCAGTTGTATTGCCCTCTTTAATTTGTTGGAATAGTTGTGACTCGACAAAGTCTATTGCTATGTTTTGTATATCGTCTACCTCTTGTTTGAATGCAGGGTCTTCGTTATACCATTTGTAATAGCTTGACCTTGGTATGCCTGTCTTTTTAGATGCTTGCGTTATAACACCTAACGATGCTTCTAGCGCCTGTATTAAAGCTTTCTTTTTTATGTGTCCATTCCTGTTTGATTTATTCTCCGTTTCCATAATCTTTACCATTTATTTTTATTGTAATGTTTGTGTCGTATTGTGCCATCCTATCTGTTATAAGTTGTGCATATTTTGTATCTAACTCCATACCTCTAAATCGTCTACCGGTTGCGTGACATGCTAATAATGACGACCCACTGCCTGTAAACATATCTAAAACTATTCCATCTAATGGTGAGGAGTTTCTAATTGCTCTTGCCGCTAACTGAATTGGTTTTTGTGTTGGGTGTATGTAAGTCATTGCCGAGTCTTTATTTATCTCCCAGTTTGTCGAGTCTTGCATTAGTATGCGAATTATTTTTTGTAATTCCTCTTTTGATAATCTTTCTACATCTATTCTCTTTTCTCTAATGATTGTTTTGTTTGTTCTATCACCATACCACTCTGTTCTTTGGTTTGTCTTTTTAAGATATAAACATGGTTCGTGTGCCCAATGATAGTCTGCTCTACCTAATGTCATACCTTTATTCCATATTAAATCCTGCTTTATTGTCCAGCCTGCTTTATTCACTCCACCTCTAAATTGTGCGTAGTTTGAATTAGCATACCAACAATACGCAGCTACATCTTTCTTTGTATATTCATATGCTAATTTGAATGCACCTTCTATAAATTGTTCTAAATTGTCTCCTTTCAATTCATCGTTTTCAATCATATCCCACACTTTTGCTGTTGGGTTATTTGCTCCTGTATATGATATACCATATGGTGGGTCTGTATAAATAAGGTCTGCTTTATCCTCTCCCATTAACAATTCCATATGTTTTTCTATTAGACTATCTCCACAAACTAATCTATGTATTTCCTCGCCTTCTATATGAAATGTTATAACATCTCCAATCTTTATGTCTATTTGTAAGTCGTCCTCTAACTTAAAGTTGTCCTCATCTACATCCTCCTCATTGCCTGGTTGTGCCTGTAAGTATTCTGGCATCTCCAATCCCCAGTCCTCTAACTCATCTATGTGATATTCGTTTGATAATATATCCCAATCCCACTCACCATATCCTACATTGTCTTTAACTATAAACTCTTTCTTTTGTTCCTCTGTTAAATTATCTGCTTTTATAATCCATATATCTTTTAATCCTGCACTCTTGCATGCATCATAACGCATATTACCACCCAATATAATATTATTTTCATCTACTACTATTGGCCTGATTTTTAACATCTCCGGAAACTCTTTAATAGATTTGATAAGTTTTTCTCTCTTATCATTTTTAATTGTTCTCGGATTACTTGCGTTTCGTATAACCTCTGTAATTTTTACTTTTTCTATCATTTTTATTTTTAATTTATAATTTACATCTAATATTTAACCTATCTAATCTATTTTGTAGTTAGAGTGATACTTTGGTTGACCATATGCACAATAACCCGATTGCAATTATATATGCAATCAGTAGGGTTATTATATCCTTATTTTTATTATACCAGTCTTTCATATCCATATATTTTTAATGTCTTTCCATCTGCGTCTGTAATTATCAACATACCACCCATACTATTTCCTTTAAGTATAATTTGTTTATCACGTATCCATGTCCAATTAAAGTTAAAGAATGCATAATGATAGTCTATGTTATGATAGTTAGTATTCATAATAGTCATGTGTATTCGGGTAGTCCTTTGTAATTGTTTTTTTACTCTTTATCTGTTTAGCTTCTAATGTTTCTTTATCTCTCCTATCATTTATCCATTTCATTAGTATCTTATCTTGCATTATCTCATCCAATTTTTCCTTAAAGTATGCCTGCCATTCCTCTCTCACTTTCATCTTATGTAGTTTTACCCGCAGAGGATAAAATCTTTGGTGGTAATCATGTTTAGGCCCTTGATATGGATATGATTGTTTCTTTTCATAGGTAGCTCTTTTCCTTTGTTCAATTACCTTTTGCTTTATATTCAGACATGTATTACACTCATACCTTGGTTTAATTGTGTAGAAAGATATACCACATCCTTTACATACTCTTTGCTCACCATTTGCATAATCAAACTTTCTATTCCATAATCCCATATAACTTATTGTTTATCAAAGGGGTTTTTAATAACTGATTTTAATCTATTCCTAACCTTCTTAATTTGTAAAAATGTAGTGCTCTTGGAAATCTTAATCTTACTTGCAACTTCGTCCAAAGTGTCATCCGTAAACCAATATCTCTCATATAACATTGCAGAAGCAAAGTCTTTGGTTTTCTTTATATGTTCTAATTCTGCTTTTACATTCTTATATGCATCCTCTATTGCTAAATCATAATCTATATCATATGTTTCCTCTGCTGAATTGTCACAATAGATTTCACCTATATACTTTATTCTATTCAATTTCTTTGTCTTATTTATAAATCTATGTTTAATAAACTTCATACAATAAATTAAATTGTAGCTATCATCCTTAAAGAATAGTTTTGGGTTTTTCTTGGTGTGCAAATATTCATAAAGTTCTTGCACTAAATCCTCACTAGTCTCATAGGACTTACATACATTATATGCAACTTTAAGTAACCAGGTGTTTGATTGTGTGAATAGATTTGTTAGTCTCCTTTCACATTCTCTTTCAATACTTCCTGTCACTTCATTACTCATTGGTCTCTTGTTGATTTACCCACTCTCTGAGAAACTCAATTGCTCTTTTCCAATGTGCTGCTGCTGACCCACAATTACATGGTTTGCCTTCGTTTGAGTTGGATAACCTTTTATAATTATTCCATACCCAATCTGTCATTTCAATTGGTATGTATCCACCTATCCTACTTAGGTTTTCCTTTATCTCTTGTAATTCAGTATTAGGCATCTTTCTTGGTTACAGGTGTTAGTTTAGGCATTTTTAATTCTTGTGGTTGTGGTTTATTACCAGGTAAGACAGGTTTGTCTAATGCAAGGAATTGTTGTAGAAACTCAAAGTGTGGGTGTTGTGGTGAGAATACAAATCCTACACAAGCTAAAATCATTATTAAATCCTCCATTCTATTTAGTTTAGAGAAATCTATAAAGTATTGCGCGTCTTGGTTTACTAATGGTTTGCCGTCTAATGTTGCTTTTGTTGGTTGTTGAAAATCCATTTGTTTTGTTTTTATAATATACTAATTGTTTCTGAATATGATTTGCAAGTTAATTGATTAAGATATACTCTGCGTCTATCACATCCGCAACTACTATATCCAAACCATCTTGCAACTTTGTAGGCTACGGTCTTACCCCAACCTAATGTTACTAATCCTATTATGTGTTCTAATATAGAACCGATGCGGATAAAACATCCTATACATTTAATTGTTTTCATTTATTTCTTTTTCTTATTACGACCTGTCTTTCTACCTGCTTTTCTTGCATGCATTTTATTTTCCCAATCTGTTACTAAAGCTAAATTAGATAATGAATTGTTTAATTTGTCATGGTCAATGTGATGCACCTGTAATGTATCATCATCTATTAAACCATAAAAACATTCATATACAAACCTGTGAGTAAGATATGATTTAACTTTTCCTGTCCCATTACATACTATGAATTGTGTATATCCTCTACCATGATTACATTGTATCATAAACTTTGGTGTCTTACCTTTGAAAGAGATTATCTCACCTTCGGTAGTTGCATAGTAAGATGTGTGTGTTGGATGTTGTGAGAATTGTTTTTCTTGTGTCATTTTTTAATTGTTTTTGTTATAATGTAATATACTAATAATTTTTGATATTACCAAAC